GCTGGAGGCGGCGGGCGTCGCTGCGCAGGACGGTGATGACGAATTTATCTCCGCGGTCACGCAGGGCCGGGCGCTGGGCGGCGCGGCCATCAGCACCGAACGGAAACTCAATGAGGGCGCGCTCATCCATGCGGGGCAGGGGATCATGGCGTGGGCCGTCGGCAACGCCAAGGTCGAGTGGATCGGTAACGGGCTGATGGTGACAAAAAAGGCCTCGGGGTCCGCGAAGATCGATCCGCTGATGGCGCTGTTCGACGCGGTCTTTCTGATGGATCGCGACCCAGAGCCCCGGTTTCTCGGCAGCGTTTACGAAAAGCGGGACCTTCTCATGCTGCGGATTGGCGCGTAATGGTCTGGCCTTTCCGCTCCAAGGGGCGCGAACCACTCACCGAGGTCAAATCCTCTGGCGTGCCGTCGCAGGGCTTCCTGCCGACGCTCGGTTCGATCCCGTCGTCATCGGGCGCGCTGGTGTCGCAAGCGACGGCGATCACGGTCCCGACCGTTTATGCCTGCGTCTCGATTCGCGCCGAAGATGTCGCGCGCTGCGCCCCGCGGCTCTACCGGCCGCTCGCCGACGGCAGCCGCGAAGCGGTCACGGATCATCCGGTCGCCCGGCTGTTCCGCCGGCCGAACCGCATACAGAACTGGTTCGAATTCGCCGAGCAGATGACGACAGGGCTTTTGCTGCGCGGGAACGCTTACGCCGTGATCCTGCGCGACCGGCGCGGCCGCCCAGAGCAGCTGATCCCCGTCAACCCCGACGCGGTGATGGTGCTGGAGGCGGCGGATGGGCAGATCTTCTACAATGTAAACCGGGTCGGCCTCTTTCAGATCGCCGTGCTGCGCGACCTGCCGCAGAGCATCCCGGCCGACGACATCTTTCACCTGCGTGGCATGGCGTTCAACGCCACGGTCGGGCTGAACCGGCTCGGCGTCGCGCGCGACGCGGTCGGCATCTCCATCGGCCTCATGCAGCAGGCGGCGCGCTGGATGAACAATGGCGCGCGCCCCTCCGGCGTGCTGCAGACCGACAAGTCCTTGACGCAACAGGCGGCGGATCGGCTCAAGGCGTCCTGGAACAGCTTGTTCACTGGCATCCAGAACGTCGGCTCCGTCGCCGTGCTCGAAGAGGGGCTGGAATGGAAGCCGATGTCGCTGACATCGGTCGATCTGCAATTCATCGAGCAGCGCAAGCTGTCTGTTCTCGACATCTGCCAATGGTTCCGGGTGCCGCCGCACAAGGTGGGCGTCGTCGACGCCAACGCCAAGCTTAATCAGGCGCAGGCGGACCAGTCCTATGTCAATGAGACCATCATGCCCGATCTCGAGCGATGGGAGCAGAAGTTCGTCCAGACCTTCGATCTCGACGAAGAAGGGCTCGAGGTCGATTTCGACGAATCGTCGCTCCTGCGCGCCGACATCATGACCCGCATCAATATTGGCCGCCTCGCGGTCATGTCGGGGCTGATGTCGCCGAACGAATGGCGCAGGAGCGAGAAGCTGGCGCCGGTTGAGGGTGGCGATCAGGTCCTGGCGCCCGTCAATCTCGCGGCGCTCGGCAGCGATCTCACCGGAACCGCGCCGGATGGGGCCGGACGCCCGCCGAAAAATGAGGAGAACCCGGCTGCATGAGCCTGAAGCACAAGTTTCTGCCGGGTGCCGTCGTGGACGACACAACGCTCGGTGTGCGTCAGATCCGGGTGATCGTCTCGACGCCGACCCCTGATCGCGTGAAGGATGTGCTGGAGCCGACGGGCATCGACGTTTCCGCCTATCGCGCCAACCCCATCGTCCTCGCCGATCACGACCGCGCGTCGCCGATCGGCACGGCGGACATCGAGATTAAGGCGGATCGCGTCGAGGCCGTCGTCACCTTCGCGCCCGAAGGCGCGTCGGCCCGCGCCGACGAATATTGCGCGCTGGCGAAGGCTGGCGTGCTCAACACCGTGTCGCCCGGCTTCATCGAAAAGGAAGCCGCGCCGATCAAGGGCGGCGGCGTGCACATCAAGAAGTGGGAGCTCCTGGAGTTGAGCCTCGTCACCGTTCCCTGCAACGCCGAGGCGACCGTGATCGAGCGCCAGCTCCCCGAGCGAAGCTGGCGCGTCGGCGCATCGCTCAATCTCCCCTTTGCGCCCGCGGGCGCCGAGGGGTACC